CTGTATCTGATCAGTGCGTAAGATATACAGGCGTTGATGTTCCCGTTTTGGGAATTCAAACAGGAGATTCTCTCTCGTATGTAGAACAAGCTTTGATTGGATTTCTTACGTCAACTCTTGATGGAACTGGTATTACACTAGTTATTGATCCTCAGATCATTTGTAACATTGTAAGTAAGAATCTTATAGAGTGCGAAGACCTTACATTACCTAATGTAATTCAAGCACTTATAAAGGCTATATGTGAGCTTGATGAAAGAGTGACAGCTATTGAAGCTGATCTTGCTGCTTTGGAAGGAGCTTACACAGTAGATTGCTTAGAAGGTGTAAGTAGTGATTCTGGAACTCATGCCATCCTTCAGGCAGCCATCAATAAGATTTGTGGGTTAGAGATTGATCTTACAGCTCTAGCTATTGATGTAGATACAAACTACGTTAAGCTAGCTGACCTCAACTCCCTTATTGCTGCATATCTTGCTAGTGTAGGAACTTCTACAAAGTATTACAATCGCATGGTGCCTTACACTGTTGTAGAATTCTATGGCAGTATTTCAGGTAAGTTTGATGCTTCAGGTGCTGGTCTTGGTGACTGGGAGAAAATATACTTATGTAATGGTAACAACGGCACTCCTGATAAAAGAGGACGTGTTCCAGTTGGTGCTACTACAGGAATGGGTGGTGGAGCTTTGAATCCAGCAGTTGATCCTGCTGTAGCTGGTAACCCTGCTTATGCTCTATTAGGAACTGCTGGTGCTAACACTGTAACACTTTCTCCTACACAACTTCCTCCTCACTCACATAGCGCTACAAACACTGTCACTGTTACAAATCACACTCACTTCACTAGTGTTACAGGATCCCAGGTCGGACTTACATCTACCACTCCTGTTGTACAAACTGCTACCTATGGAGGCAATACAAGTTATAGCTTGTCTGGTGCTGTAGGCACAGCCAATATAGGCGTAACAAGTGAAAACAAGAGTGATGTAACTGTAGACACTGTGATTGGTTCTACAGGAGGTGGATTACCCCATACCAACTATCAACCTGGTCGGATGCTATTACATTATGTACATTCCTTAAACTACTTACGCAAAATGATCTTCCTTCCTGAAAATCCTTGCTGTAATCCTATACCCGTGACAAACACTATTCCTTGTCCTGGATCTAATCCTTGTTCATCAAACATAGTGTCTTCTGATTACGTTGGATATAGCGGACCCAATCTTCCTTGTACAACTATACAAACCTGCAATACACTAACAGTGTCCTTGCAGAAGTTAGATGAGCAAATCTGCATCCTTAAGAATACTGTGTATTCTTTGCAACAGCAGATTAACGCTATCAATGCTACAACAACTACCACCACAACACTTCTTTAAATCAATAACTGATGACGGTATTAATAACATTAACAACAGCTGGCACTGATACAGGACCATTTGATCTATATTCAGATGTAGATGGTTATGTATCAGCATTTGAGACAGGAGTGAGTAAAGCAGCCCTAGAAGCTGGTTATTCCTCAGCTCTTGTCCCAAATGGTACAACAGTGATCAGAGTGAAGTCTACAGGAATTTGTACAAATTATGTAGACATTACAGTGACCACAACAACTACCACAACAACTAGTTCCACTACCACAACCACCACCACTACAGCTTTTGTATGTGCTGATTGTAGAAACTGGAACTATGTATCTGGAAACATTCCTCTAGAGGGAGACATTGTACACTACTATAGTTGCTATGACGGTTCTGCTCAAAGCATTGTATTAAGCTTTGGAGATCCTAGTGGAGACTTCTGTAACTGTGACAGTGTAGGCAGTCCTTATTCAGAGAACGGCACAACCCTTACACAGGCAGGTATTTGTACCACCACAACAACTACCACCTTGTTTACAAACTTAATATTTGATGCAACTACTGGTGCTGGTGGATACACAATCGGTGGAATAGATGTAAACTCTGTAACACCTACCCTCACTGGAGGAACAGATGTTCCGTTTAGCTCAGACACACATTCATATAACACAAGCGAAACAGGCCTAAGTGAAACCTTGAACATATTTGTTTCATCGTTCACTTTAACAGGATGCATCACTGTAACAGACAGCTCATCAATAAGTTATCAACAAACCGTGAGTTCATCTGGTACATATAGCTTCCCAGGACTAGTGATTGACAACATCACGCCTGTCCTTGTTACCTGTGCGGATAACGTTTGTTAATTGACTAAAAAAGCCCTGTTTGTTGGTTTTCAGGGCTTCTCCCTGGGGTTTCTACCCTGGGGAGTTTTTATTTTATAACAAG